AATCGTAAGTCGTACTCGCGCCTCAAGTACAAACCTGTGCATAGCGAAGATAACGAGCCCCTGCCGCCGCCGCAGCGCCTGACCCCGCAGCAGATCCCGGCCGCAAGCGTGAATGCCGCTATGGCCGCAAGCGACGACCTGAAAGCCGTGGCCGGCATGTTTGATCCGGCATTGGGCGCCGAAGGCAACGAGACGTCTGGAACGATGGTCCGAGCCCGCCAGGGCCAGTCGGACATGTCGAATTACCACTTCTACGACAATCTGACGCGCGCCATCCGACATACCGGCGTGGTTATCCTCGACCTCATCCCGCACTACTACGACACGCAGCGCGTCATCCGCATCCTGGGCATCGATGGTGTGCCGCAGACGGTCACTATCAACGAGAAGCAGCGCGACCAGATGGGCGCGATTCAGCAGGTGCTGAACGATGTCACCGTTGGCTGCTACGACGTGGTAATGGACACCGGCCCAGGCTACCAGACCAAGCGGCAGGAAAACAGCGACATGCTGCTCGGCCTGCTCAAGACCATGCCGCAAGTCGGTCAAGTGGCCGGCGACCTTGTCGTGCGTCAGATGGATTTCGAAGCCGCGCAGGACGTGGCCGACCGTCTCGCCGCGGCGAATCCGATCGCCATGGCCGAGAAGAAGCTGCCGGACAACCTGCCCGACGAGGCTAAGGCGTTCATTGCCCACCTCATGGGCGCGAATCAGCAGCTGCAGCAGACCGTCCAGGCGCTGCAGACTGAGATCAAAGCCAAGCTCAGCGTCGAGCAGGTCCGCCAGCAGGGCAAGCTCGCCTCCGACCAACTGTGGGCGCAGCACGAGACCGAGCAGGAGCGAATTCGCCAAGACGGCGAGAACCGTCGCCTGCTGGCGAAAGAGCATTCGGCCGACATGCGCGAAGAGGTCAAGTCGCGCACGAAGCTGCAGGACACGCAAATGCGCAACGCCGAGTCGCGCTTCGAAGCTCTACTCGACGCTCATACCGATCTGCAGCTCGGCCAAGACCGCGGCCCCAACAACGAATTCCACCGCGAGCACGCGTAGTGCAAACCGCCTACCGATGGGCCTGCATCGGGTAAATCCGTGAGAAATCATGCCCCTTGAAATCGACAACTCGACGACTGCACGTCACGCAGAGCGCGTCCAACCTACCGTTGTGACGAGCGAAACCATCGCGACCATGTATTCCGGTACTCCCCCGACAGTGGAGCCGCCCAAGGACGAGCCGAAAGACGCGCCCAAGGACGAAATCAAGGCCGATGGTGAAACGGGAGAGAAGCGCGCCAAGAAGCCGATTTCCGAGCGCATGTCTGAACTGGTCAGCCAGCGTAAGGCCGCCGAAACCGAGGCCCAGCAGGCGAAGCGGGAAGCCGCCGAACTGCGCGCCCGGCTGGAAGCCATGTCCGCCCAGGCTGCGCCGGTGAAGGAAGAGCCGCGCCCCGATCGGTCCAAGTTCGCATCGGACGAGGACTACATCGAGGCCGTCGCCGAATGGAAGGCCGATCAACGGCTTGCCAAGCGCGAACAGGAGCAGGCCGAGGCTCGGGCCAAGGCTGAACGCGATCAGCTCGTGAAAGGCTGGCAGGACGCGCAACAGCGTGCCCGCGCCGAGATCGAAGATTACGACGATGTGATCAAAGTCTCGGACGTGCAGCTGCCCGGCCACCTGCATCAGGCAATTCTTGAGAGCGACGTGGGGCCTCACTTGGCGTACTACTTCGCGAAGCATCCCGACGAAGCGAAGCGCTATGCGTCGATGTCTCCGACCAAGTCGCTGCGCGAGCTCGGCCGCCTGGAAGATCGCCTGACCGAGGACGATGACCAGCCTGCTCCGAAGTCCTCTCCCAAAACTGAAGTCGAAAAATCGAAGGCGCCGCCCCCGATCACTCCGGTGAAAGACGGCCGCGCGGCAGACCCAGGCCCTGCAAAGAGCTTCGAGGAATACCGCGCCCGTCGCCTCGCTGAGCGAAAACGGTAAAGCGCCGCAAACCACCCCTAAGGCCCGCCACTGAGCGGGCCTTTTTCATTGGAGGACACCATGTCCGGAAATACCTTGCTTAACATCGTCGACATCACCAACGAAGGGCTGATGATCTTCGAAAACGAACTCGTCCTGGCTGACAAGATCAACCGCGAGTACGACGACCGCTTCGGCATCGACGGTGCCAAGATCGGTTACACGACCAACGTCCGCCGCCCGGCCCGCTACAAAGGCACCGCGGGCCCGGCGCTGAACATCGAGGGCACCGTCGAGTCGAGCATCCCGGTCTCGCTGACCACGCAGTTCCACGTCGACACGCAGTTCCAGACGTCGGATCTGCTGCTGTCGATGGACATGTTCTCGAAGCGCGTCCTGCAACCGGCGATCGCAACCCTCGCCAACCGCGTGGACTACGACGTCGCGATCGGCATGCGCAACAACTTCTTCAACATCGTCGGCACACCGGGCACCGCCCCGACCACGACTGCCCCGTTCCTCCAGGCCGGCGCCTGGCTGGATTCGGAAGCTGTGCCGCGCGACGGCAATCGCTACATGGTCATGGACCAGTGGACGCAAGCCTCGATGGTCGGCGGTCTGCAAGGCCTGTTCAACCCGCAGGCGCAGATCGGCGAGCAGTACAAGAAGGGCATGATGTCGCGCCAGACGCTGGGCTTTGACTGGTACATGGACCAGAACATCACGGCCAAGACCTTCGGCGCCCTGGGCGGCACCCCGCAGTACGACAACACGCAGACGTCGTCGGCCATCATCAGCGATGGCTGGGTGTCGTCGGGCACGCTGGGCACCAAGGGCTGGACTAACAGCACCGCGGTCGTGAAAGTCGGCGACGTATTCTCGATCGCCAACGTCAATGCTGTGAACCCGCAGAACCGCCAGAGCGTCGGCAAGGCTCGTTACTTCGTCGTGCTGCCCCCGTCGGGCACGCCGTCGAACGGCACCTACGCACCGAACTACGACCCCGTGACCGGCGCCGACATGGGCGGCACCTACACGTCGGATGGTTCCGGCAAGCTGCAACTGACCGTGGCGAACGCCTGTATCACCGGCGGCGCGTTCCAGTCGGTCGATGCCGCACCGGCCAACAGCGCGAACCTGACGTTCGTCGCAGGCTCGGGCGCTTCGGGTCCGCAGAACCTGGCCTTCCACCGTGATGCGTACACGCTGGTGTCGGCTGACCTGCCGCTGCCGGGCGGTGTCGACATGGCTGCTCGTGCATCGCACAAGGGCATCGGCATGTCGATCCGTGTCGTTCGCCAGTACACGGTGAACAACGACGCCCTGCCGACCCGTCTCGACATCCTGTACGGCCACGCCCCGCTCTATCGCGAGATGGGCTGCCGCGTCTCGGGCTAATCGCCGACCCTCAACCTAGCCCCGCTTCGGCGGGGCGCAATTACTGGAGAATTCCATGTCCACTACCAACCTGGGGCCGGCCGTTACCACTTCCGGTCCGAACGGCCTTCCCTTCGGCAACGTGCAGCAGCTCGCCCTGCTGGCCGTTGCGCTTACCCCTGCGCAGGTCGCAGCCAATACCACGGCCGAGCAGACCTTCACCGTCAACGGCCTTGTGGTCGGCGACTTCGTGGAGGTCAACAAGCCGACCACGCAGGCTGGTCTCGGCGTCGTCAATGCTCGCGTGAGTGCAGCTAACACCCTGGCGATCACGTTCTCGAACAACACCGCTTCCGGCATCACGCCGACGGCTGGCGAGAGCTACCAAGTGATGGTCGTGCGTCCGATCGCGAGCGCCCTGACCGGCGGTCTGCCGTCGGCCCTGCCGCTGCCGTAATCCACCTGGGCCGGGTAAGCCCGGCCCTTTCGAATTCCTGAACATGACCACTGCCTACGACATCATCCACGGAGCACTTCGCAAGATCGGCGCGATTGCCGTCGGCGAGACGCTCGCGCCCGAGGACAGCACGACCGGCCTCGAGCAGTTGAACGCGTTGCTCGACATGTGGAGCACTGAGCATCTGGCCGTGTTCAACAACAACGAGTATGTGCTGCAGCTCCAAGCGGGCAAATCCACGTACACGATAGGCGCCGGCGGCGATTTCAATATCGCCCGCCCGCTGAGGCTGTCTGGCGCATACACGCGACTGCAGCCGACCGGATCGACCGTCGACTATCCGTGTGCCGAAGTCGACTTCAGCCGTTACGCACGCATCGGCATCAAGAACCAGCCGGGACCTTGGCCGAAGGTCATGTATTTCAACACGTCATTCCCCCTGGCGCAGTTGATCTTCTGGCCGGTCCCATCGCAGAACGCCGAGTTTCACCTGTGGACCGACATGGTGTTTTCGCAGTTCGCGAACCTCACCGACACGGTGACGCTGCCGCAAGGCTACATGATCGCTCTGCAGGCTAATCTCGGCCTGATGCTCGCGCCTGAATACGGCGTGCAGCCTTCGCCTGAGTTGATGCAACTGGCGCGATCGTCCAAGAAGGTGCTCAAGGCACTGAACGCCACGCCGACAGCGGCGTCGACATATGACGGGTCTCTAGTGGCTGGCAACGCGAACGACGCTGGGTGGATCCTTACCGGGGGCTTCTGATGCCTGAATTCGCATTCGTCGGCCCCGCGTACGAGGCCGCCAACCCGCTGCAGGATGCCCAGCGCCTGATCAACTGGTATGTAGAAGTCGACCAGAACAGCGAGGCGAAGGCGCCACTTGCGCTGCTGGGCAC